AATATTAGAAGACATAGTTCCTATTTTAGGATTATTTCCTTCAATATATGAAATATGGATCCAAGAAAAATCAAAATCTGCATTTGTGAAGTCTCCTCTTTCAGGAAACTCCCATATTAATTGATTAAATTCTAAATTTACATAACACCAATTCCACAACATAGATGAAGGGTGAGATAAACTAATTAAATCTACTGCATATCCTTTAGTATGGTGAGAATCACTAACTCCCCCAACATATTCGTTTAGTTCATTGCTTCTATAAGCAGATGTTATTCTAATATTTTCTTCACCAAAATTATTTAAAATAGGGATAACGCAATTAGTATGTAATTTTTCTAAATTTCCCCAAATAAAGTCAGCTGTAAGTTCAGGGTCTGTTAGTGAATCTATACCAGGATAGTTGTCTATTTCTTCTTCTTCTGCTATTTTGCTATATATGTTATGTAATCTTGTAAATTTTGCCATTTTATCCTATTTGTTCATTTAAAAAAGTTACAGCATCTACACCACTAGGAACTTTGTATGATGCAGGTAAGTTAAAAGTATCTCCTGTAGATATTATTTGGTTTAAGGTTTCTGCTATGTCATACATAGATTCTTCATCTTGTACTTGATCATTGTTTTCTTCTATAACTTCCTCTGTTGTTTCTGAAAGTTGAACATCTTCTGATACATTTGACGCCATATCTTCTTCAGGACGTTGAGGGGATTCTGTTGTTAGCATTTCTTGGTCATAATAATATGAGGCTTTGTAACTTGAAGCTACTGTAAATTGAGCCATTTGTTGATTGTTACATAGCCAAATACTTGATTTGTCATTATTTATATCTTCTACAGCATATCCTTTATTGTTTGACTTTCTGTCTCTTTGACCATTAGATATTATAGTAATAGGGTCTCCTATAGATCCTGTATTACTCCAATGAGCCCTATTTAATATACCTCTATTGTTTACTGTAGAGCCAAATCTTATAGAATTTCCAAATCTTCCTTGAAATATTGTATCGCCTTCATAGGGTTGAAGTCTTTTTATAAGGTGGTTTTCTCTATAATAATTCCCTATAGGATATTCTCCTTTTTCATTTACATTGTTAGGGAGCGTATTTTGTGTTATGTTTGAAAGAACAGATACTGGGGGTAAATAATAGTCTGTAGATTTTGAGTTTTGATAATAGTTTTTATTTACACTATCTAGTATATGAATTATTTCATTCTTTAAAGGGAAATGCATCATATTCATGTGAAAAGGTTTTGCTCTTCCAGCACCCCCACATTCCTTGTCTTCACACCCATTTAATTTATCTGCTTTTCTTAAGTCATCTAGTTCATCATAGTAAACAGTCCCTATGTCACTAATAACATCATATGCAGGATGTGCTATATCTAAAACTATATCAAATACTCTTACTGCTCTCATTTTTTTCTTCAGGTTTATTAAGTTGTTTAGGTTCAACTGTTTTTGATATTTCTTCTGCTACACTTTGAAGTTGTTCCATTTCTTCTTCTGTTAACAGCCCCCCATCTCCTGTGCTTGAAGCTCCTGTAGATAAACGTTGTACTATAGCGGCCATTTTTATTAGTTGGTCGTCATTTTTAACACTGATTTCCATATATTCTTTAATTAAAGGTACTACTACAGTAGCATCTCCTAAAGAAGTAATAAGAGGGCGCAGTTCAGCTATTAAGGATGCTAGCTGTTTTGATTTTTTTGATTGGTTTTTATGAATTTCTTTTAGTAAATCTGAGAAAGATTTATCGTCGAATATTATTTGGTTTAATGAATCCATATTGTTATTTTATTATAAATATGGAGAGGTTTAAATTCTTACATATCCTGTGTCTATATATTCATTATAAAGTTTTTTATATAATTTCTTTAAAATTTTTGTTACTTTAGTAATAACAGGAGTATCTACATCCGTCATTTCACGAATATAAATATATAACGCCTTTTTATTAAAAATCTCTAAATTTTCTCTGCGTTTAAATAAGGTATTAATAGCATCACATACTTTTCTATCTTTTTCTTTTTTAAATAACTTAAACAAGTGTTTATCTATATAAGATGTAAAATAGTCAATAAAATCTTTTATTTCTTTTTTACGTTCATCTCTCCCTAATTGGTGTAAAACACCTCTATCTTCATCGGCTGCCATAACATCTGTTGTTATTTTCTTTTTTTTATAATTATTGTTATTATAAAGTATAAGGTAGTTTTTACCTACTATAGAAAAATACGAAAAGGCTTTAGAACCTTTTGAAGGGTCAAAATAATCTAGTTTTTCTAATAAAAAACACATTACTTCATGTTTTAAATCTTCTAAATTGTCAACTTCTGTATAATAGAATTTAAAGGTATGGATAAGATTTTCGGCTAACTTGTAAAAAGCATAGTATAGGTCTTTTCTAAATATTTCATCTCTGTCATCTTGGTGAGTGGCCTCTAAGTAACGAGCAATGGCTAACTCCGTTTCATGAGTAAAATAATTTCTTTTTTTTCTTTTTTTTCTCTTTTTTTTAGGTGGTGGGATAGAGTTTGATTCCAGTTTAATTTTGGTTTGATCTGTCATATATTTAGTTAAGTGTAAATTCGTTTAAAGCGTCTTGAATTTTTTTTAATTCTGTAAAAAACCAACCTACTTCATCATCTGCTATAAAGGACCCTTTATTATCAATTGCTTTTAATCTTTGATCACAAGAATTAATAGCGTCACTTTGTTTACTTATAAAGTCTTCTAGTTTTTCATTTTTGATTAATAAGTTTCTAAGAGCAAAACCCATTGATGTTACTATTATAGTAAGTATTATTGTTGATATTATCCACCCCATAATTTAGTCTTTAAAAAAAGAATCTATAACATCCAAAGTAGCGTTAGATAGATTCGGATTATTTTTAGTATTTATTTTTTTAGCATTTCTTATTGTTTTGTCTCCCTTAGTACCGTTTTTAGGTTTAGATTGTTTGGGGACAGCATCTGTTGCATTATTCCATATTTCAAATTCAATTTGAGCAGCCATATGGTCAGCTTGATGCATAAGTAAAGGTAAATGAGATCTTAATTTAGTTTCCTTCATACCTGACATAAAGTAAAATTTATTACTTTCATCATACAAACCATCATGTATTTTAATTCCTATATATTCGTTTTGAGATACTATACATCCTATTTGTTGTAATAAAAATAAAGATCGTTCTGGTATTTTCATTGCAGGAATATCTGTGTTAAATTTATAAATTTGACCTAATTTATCAATATGCCACTGGGAATCGTTTGGTTGATAATACTCACCTTCTTGTTGACCCATCTTGCCCAAATCATGGAATAAAGCGACGAAATGCATCTCTTCAATTGTATATGTGGATATATCTCCTCCCATTTTACTCCACGTTTTATATAATTCATTTGCGCAATCATATACACGTAATACATGATCAACATAACCACCTGCAAATGCTGAATGATGCCAGTTTTTAGCCGCTGCAGGCATCATCATTATTCGTTCTTCAAATTTTTCTAAAAAGGGAATTAATATATCTGTTCGTTCTTTAGATATATTTGCTCTTATCTCATTAAGATAACGTTCCCAATTTGATTGGATTTTTTCTGCTGATAACATAACCTATTTTTATTTTATTCAAACATTCCTGTATTCACAGTACCACTAGCCCCTAAATTTCCAGGGCCCCCTGCTACTGTTATTATGTTTTGGAGTTCATCATATCTATCTTTTAGTTCACCTCTCTCCATAAACTCTATAGCATTATTATTTTCTCCTCTTTTAATCATTGTATGAAGTTTTTTTAAAGAATTATCTAATCTTTCTAAAGCTCCTTGTACTTGTTGTCCGTATTTCATGTTAAATTATTTTATTTTGGTATTATATAATAAGAAAATATCAAAAAACCAAATTTATTATGATATTTTTATAAATTTAGATGAGGCTTTTGTTGAAGAGGCAGCATATCTCATAATATCATTTATTATTTCATCAGATGAATCCATATTGTCATATATTTTTTCTAAAAACTCTAAACCCATATATTTTGCGGTTTTCCAACTTAGTTCAGCCTTTTCATATAATTCTTTAAAGTCTTCTTTAGAAATATTTTCTAAAAATCTATCAAATAAATAATAAAATTTATTATAATAATTTTCATCATCTATTTGGAATGCATTTTTTACATCCTTACTTGTAGGTAATAACTCTATTCCACTTAATTTTAAAACATCATTTACAGCCCCATGACATGCTTTTCCTCCTCTAGCTGCTTTACCTGAAATTTCAGCACACCACCCTGAATCGACATTAAAGTTTTTTAATGTTAAGGTTCCAGCGCTTTCATCAGAACCTTCTTCTTTAGAAGAATCTGTGTATTTTATTTCTATATTAGATGATTTGATTGAAGCATCAAAGTCATTAAATTTATATATGTTTTCTTTTGGTATTTCTGGATCATTTTGAACTACAATTTTAGGTTCTCTGTTTTTAGGGATTTGTTTTAAAGATATTCCTATTAATTTGTTATCAGCATAAAAATTAGATATTTGACCATTTAGTACTTCTAAATTACCCGACCAATCATGTCCTACAAGATCGTTAGATATTAACCAAATGTCAGCAGGGTTCCATTTATCATTAGCCATTTTTAGGTCTCCTTCTTTTTTAGCAACTTCACTCCAGGCCTTGTATATTATTTCTACTTGTTGTGATCCTCTATGAACCTTAAAATTGTTGTTAGGAAAGGTTTTAATTATACTATTTACAGATTTAGATATTGAAATAGGCCATTGAGGTTTTTCTTTTAAAAAATTTATTACTTCTTCAATAGAAGCATCAGCATCTACATGGGGGGCAGCTTGTTCAAAATTTTCTTGATTT